TCCCGTTTTGCTTGAGAGCGTCTGTATGATCTGTTTCGCCTGGCCATTGGTTTCTGCCCTTTGCTTGTTGCTTTCGGTTTCGAGTTTGTTGCCACCTTCGGCAATCGTCTTTTCGTTTCGCACAAGGTTTGCAAACGTGTTTTGATCGCGCTGCAAAATTTTCAATGCCTCATCAAGCACCTTGGCCCGTTCAGCAAACAAACTTTCCAACATGACCTCCTCGCCGAATAGCGAGTCTTGTGTCGTTTTTGTAAATTCCATATCTCGCGCCTGGCGTACTATGGCCTCGGCCTGAGTAATGTTTGCAGGCTCTGTCTTTGCTAGCAGGCGCATGATAGCCATTTGCTTGGCGGCGTCTTTTTCTAGGCGTCCGACAATCGCGGCATAGTTTGGCGGCACAATTTCATTAACCACTAAACCAAACGCCTCATCATCAAGAGATGTTAGACCACGGGTTACACTGACAAAATTACTCGATTGGGGTATGTCTCCTATTCTTGCCGGATCAACCCGTAAGACTTTTGCAGCATCAATATACTGGGCGGATTTGTTATCTGTGATTTCTGAAATGTTTTTCATGGCGGCGAGGGCCCTGGCCTGCTCAACCGTTACGCCATCTGTTTCGCGCAAGACGTAGCTGTAAAGCTGCACATCTTGGCTAGGGTCTTCGGCTTTTATTCTTTTTGCGAGTGCAAGCCGCTGATGGCCATCGGCAATAAACCGCCTGCCGTCTGCATATTCATAAGTGAGCGCGACATTGCTATTGACTTGGTTCCATTTTTTCTCCCCAGCCAGGCGCTCAGTTACTCCTTGGGCATCGCTGCCACTTTTAAACTGAAATAGTTTGGCATCGACTTCGATGTTATCAATGTCTAGGCGCTCGAGCGTGTTGTTTAATTCATCGAAATGATGAACGCCGGTTTCTTTAACGGGCAACGAAGAAGAAGGCAAATCAACTTGTGCGCTGTCATCGGTTAGCGCGTTGTACGCTGCATTGAAATGCTTGTTGTGTTCCTCACCAGCTTCAAATGAGTTTCTGTTTTGGTAAGGATTATCGGCCAAAATGGTGGCCTCACGCTCTGCAATTTGCATTGCGCCGTGTACTTCCGGCGGCATTTTGAGGCCAATATCTTCAGCATCTTTAAGCAAATCAATTTGCTGTCGGATGCTCATTCGGTTGATAACCTGATCTATTTGTGCCGGATCAGCGGATTTCAAAGCATTGTTTAGTTCTCGGCCAAACGCTGCGCCTGGCGCAATCTTTCGGAATGCAGCCTTGCCGCTCACTTTGGCCAATCGACCAGTGCCTTGCAGCCCAAACCGCAACCCAAATGCGGCCAAGCCCGCCATGCCTGTGTTATTGATCATGTCTTGCGTTGTGTGCCGGAGGCCGTACTTTTCTTTAAAATACTGGACAAATGGTTGAGTGGAACCAACAGCGGCGGCGGCTGCAATGGCATCAACTCCAGCGGCCTTCATAAGCGCATATACGCCACGGTTTGCCCTTTTACCAATTATTGCAAAGCCTATCGCTTGTGGGTAAACCATTCCCTGCTCAAACACAGCTTTCGTTTCACCTAAAAATTCGCCAACCGCTCCAAGGAATGTTTGATTTCGGGCCGTATGAAAATGTCGTTGCTGAATATACGGCATCCGCTGCATGACGTTTTGCTCAAGCTCTTCAAATGTCGGCACACTGTCATCAAAGTCCCGCAAATAATCCAAGCGGGCTTTTAAACCCACATATTCGGCATGTTCTTCCTTAATATGGTAAACGCCGTCACTTCTGCGATCAAAGCCGGGCTCCGCTGGGCGAATGTAGGGAACGCTTTTGCCTGTTCTTTTTTCATAAGCATCGATATGTGGTTGCAAATCCAGTTTTAAATGCTCGAGAAAACTGGCGGGGCCATCAATGAAATTATAAGTTTCATAGGCCGAATTGTAATTTTCGGAGAAACCTGTCGGCGTCTGAGCGCCTACCCCGCGATAAATTCGGTCAGTTGGTTCTGGCGCAAAAATACTCATCGAAGGTCAAGGACAAACAATTGGGCCGAACCGGGCAGACTATTGGAACTAATTACACGCTCACCGTCGCTGTCTTCGAGAAAATACTGACCAACGCCGTGAGACACTAAGTTGAGCTTTTTTAGTTGTTCGAGAGGATACGGTTGCATCTCGCCATCGGCGTCTATACGCGCCGGATATGCTAACCGCTCGTCATCTTCATTGGCGTCACCTAAGCCATAGACATCATCAAGACCGGCTAAATTTAAATCCTTCTCAGTTAGATTTTCAATAATGTCCTCGAGGGCATCTTTCGTGCGCTCTACGCCAAACGGCAGTATTAAATGAGCACCTTTGTATTCGAGGACGCCGCCATACTTGCCATCACCACCAAATAGCTCTTGAACAATTGCACTAAATTTATCGCCGTCAAACCGATCTATGCCGTGCCGCTGTATGTATATTTTTTCAGCAGCATCTTGCATTGGTTGCCGATCCGCGATTTGTGCGTCTGTAAAGGCTTTGCCAAATTTTTGATCAAAGAACCTATCAATTAACCCGGTAGCTACTTCATGAATCTTGTTGCCCGCTCTCTGTGACTCGTCACCCTTCAAATAATCCAAAAGCAATTGGCTATTATCCAGGGCCGCAACATTGACCATTTCTCGCAAATCGAATTTTGTGCCGATCTCAGATAATACCTTTTTACTTTTAGGCCCTGCCGCCTTAACAATATTTGACAGCACAAGCACCTTTCCTCCGAGATCCCTGTTTAACGGACTTAGCGCATCTTTAATATTGCCGGCCTGTTCCTTAGAAAAATATTGAACTGTGCGGCCATGCTTTAGTCCAACATCGGTTGCTATTTGAAATTGTGTCTGTAATTCGCTGACATTTAATAAATTTAGATCGGGAACTGGCTGCCCCCTTTTTTCATAATGAACAGCGATAGGATCCACATTTAAACGCTTATCAAGGTCATTGCGGCGTCCTATCAGCATGTCTCTGTAATCAAGAACGCTTTGCGGCGTTGTCTTTCCCTCTTTCCCCATCTTAACAATCTGGGATTCTAGGCCAGAAATTACTTTGTTAAGGCCCTGCATTCCGCTGTTTTCAACTATGTTAGCCTGTTCAAATTGAATTTTAAGAGTCTCGATAGAGGCCATTAGCTTCGGATCTTTTAACTTGGCCGCCTCGTCTTCAATGCGATCAAAGTCTTTAGGGCTTACGAAGCCTCCGCTTTTAATAATTTTTCTCGTGCCGGTAATTTCTTTTTTTACAGCAGCAACATGGCGCCTATATAAAACCCCTTGCTCACGAAATTTTGTCTCTATCTGTGACCCAAACGCCTCAATTTGGCCTTGGCTCAATCCTTTGGTAAGGCCCTTACCTTTGGCTGCATCAGCCTTAAATTTCTTAAAATAGTCGCGGAGTTTGCCGCTGGCTTCAGCGCGGTCTATGTCGCCAAACACACGCGCTTTATGGTAATTGTTATCAAATTTCTCTAAGGTTTTTTGGATCTTTACCGGGTCAACACCAAGCACACCCATGTTATTGGCATAATCGGTTTTTATGTTTTTAAGCTGGGATGCCTTATCTTTTTGATCCCCTCTGCCTAACCGGGAAACCTGGTCGTTAATATCTTCCGTTATTCCAACGGCTTTGGCATCGAGCTTTTTTTGCTCTTCGTTTAAATAGTCGCCGCTGCGGTCAAGATACACCCCGCGCGCCACGCCCTCGAGCTTTGCCTGTAATTGTTGGCTAGCTAGCGGATCAAGGTCGCCCAAAGCGCTGCTATAGCCAGAAATAGCGGCATCTAGCTGGCTCTGCAGCACATCAGGCGCAACCTTGTTTTTCTTAGCATCGAGGTAAATTTTGCTAATCGTTTCTCGAGCTTCTGCCTCAATTTGAATTGAGCCCACTTGGACCGCCGAAGCATACGCAGCCTTATCGAAAGTTGTGATAGGCGTAGTGCCGCGCATTGATTTTAATGTTTCTTGCGGGGCTTCGGCACCAGCTTGAGCGCCAGAGAACTGCATTGATTCATCGTATTTGCGTAAAGCAAAATTTGTGACGCGGGCCGCTGCCTCCTTGGTTTGGTTTGCCCCTCGGATTGCTTCTCGCGTTGCGGCAAAATCAATATTGGAAGGCGCAGCAATGTTGGCGTTTGTGATTAGCTGCCGCTTGTAGGTTGGATAAGTAGCCATTTAATATGCAATCGGTTGGGAGGCGATCTTAGGGAAGCCTGGCAATGAGCCACCGCTGCCCATTGCACCGTAAGAGCCGGCGGTATTTAACGAGCCAGGTGCCGCAGCCGCTGATCCCGCCGACCCGAAGCCGCTCATGCCCATCATGGCTGCGCTCGAAGCAATCTGCATGAATGCCGACGCATAGGCGCTAGACTTTGCCTGCCCTCCGGCTAGTCCGTAGATAGAGGCCTGGCGCTCTGCAGACTTCTGCATAATCACCATATTATCTTCAGCGATCAGACGGTTGGTCTTTGTGGTAGAGAAGTCCTCAAAGCCTTCCTTGAGATTGACGGTCATTAGATTGCCAGTGGATCCGGCAAAGGGATTTATGGCATTGGCCGAGCCACGGGCATTTATCGTGGCTCCGGTTCGACGCATCTGGTCAAGCACTTGCAGGCCCTTTTCCCGGTGCTGCAAGGCCTCTTGCCGGGCTTTAAGAACCTGGGACCGTCCTTGTGCGCGGGTTTGGTCAGCTTGGGCGCCGTACATGGCGGATTGAAGATGCCCGGCCCGTATTGTGCTGGCAGCGCCCGCCGCCGTGCTTCCAGCGCCAACAAGCATAAGTATGGTTGATGTTTCTAGTCCACTCATTGGCCTACACTCACTTTATAATCAAGTGCCAGCAGCGTTAGATCGAGGGGCACAGTCTGGCCCACCGTTATTGCGCCCTCATCGGTAAAGCCGAGCAGCGGCCCGACCTTTTTCACCCCGGTGAATTTTGATACGGAACTATCCAGCACATCCTCGCCAAACTGTCTGAACGCTACTAGCTGACCATTGACGCTCATCGCCTGGCTTTGAAAGACTTCAGCATTGACCTCGAGGATCCGTTTCTTGAAACCCTTTAAATTTCCAGACGCCAGGCGCGGCTCACAGGGCATTGTCTTGACAGTAATCTCAAAAGGGATACCGATTTCAAAATTGCTAGCCGACGCACGATCAAATGTGATCGATCCGCTAGCAACGGTTTTTTGAGATTGTACATTGCCATCAACGATTACATCGACGGCCACACCTTCGAGGTGCGTGGCTGCGCCCGTAGACGCGACAGACGCTGAATAGACGGCACTGTCGGTATGCAGCGTGTTATCAAAGACCTCGACATAGTACACATCAGCGCTATTAACGGTTCGCTTGACCACCGTGTAAACCGTATCGACATCAACTCCAACGGATTGAAACTGCCCGGTCGTTGTCAGGCTGCTCGGTGCCACAACTTGCTGCGACCGCAACAAACTAAAGCATGTCATTGTTCCATCGCCGCCGTTGACGATGAATAATCTGTCGGCTTCTTCCGTACTGGTTGCGCGGCGGATTGCCATATCAATTGGCGTTTTTAATAGATGGCCACTCAGCATCGAAACGGCTGCGGTTGTGTAACTGAGTTCCGCGTCCGTGAAAACCATCTCATTTAATGTCTTCCCCAGCCGCTGCACATATATTGTGCCGGAATCGAGGCCAACTACAGGGACGCCGGATTTTGTACCGTTTCTAGTTCCCGATTTTACCGCAAGGTTTGATGGTGTGATTGGGTCAAGTGCGCTTTGCGGAATGAAGAACTCGCCTGCGGTTGTAAAAATCTGCAAGTCACGACCGGCAAAAATATCGACGATTTGATTAAGGCTAGCGGTAGTGATCGACGCGATCAGCGCCTGGTCGTCTAACCCTTCGCCAAGCTCAAAATCAAAAAAGTTGTTTACTACAGAGCCCCAAAATGTTGTGGGCAATCCTTTGCTGCCCGCGAAAAACAGCCTACCTTCGTGAAAGGTGGTGCTTACTGGATAGCCCCGGTCACTGCTCCAGGCGTCTTCATAGCCGAGTTCAAGCTCCCAGTTGCCATTGGTAACGGCGGTGGTATCAAACAGCCCGATTTCAGCGAAGCATCTAACCACCGTTGCACTATCGACAGCGATAATTCGCAAACGCCCAAAGCTGTCGTTTACATTGATGTATTGATCCACATGGCTATCAATTTTGAAGGTGCTGGTCGCATCCGGCTGCGTATCCCAAGCAACACTTACCGTGGCCACTTTGCTCGAGCCCACATAGTCGCTAATTATGCGCTTTTGCCCGCTGCCCGTGCCGCCGGTTATGCGGATCGTGCTGCCGTTATAGAGGTCGTTTGTGGCGCTTGCGCCCGAGTGCAAAGTTATTGTTGCACTCCCACCGGCTTGCGCGGTGTTTGTTTCGCCGCTGTGGAAGATTGACGCGCTGGCTGTAACCTTGATCGTATTGACCGCCGCGTCCGGGGTAATGTCTGCCGCCGGATTTGTCGTGTTTAAGGTAAACGCATGTTTAGGCGGATTGGTAAAACTTAGCGTTGAGATTGTCCATTTATCATGGTCAGTGCCGCGCACAATTTTTTGCGGCGGCAGATCCTCATGCACCAGGATCATGGTGTCGGCACTCTGTGCGTAACGAATTTTGCTCAACATAGCGCCGGTGATTGAAGTCGCCGCTATGAAATCGTTTCCGCTGCCATTTATGTTTGTAACTAGAGCCTGATTGCGGAACACATATATACGGCCTGCCGTCAGCACAAACATATAAGAGTCGGACGCGCTGAACTCGAAAGGGATTGTTCTGACACCAGACTGCGGGCTAGCGGCGCTCGGCAGCTGGTACACAAACTTGAGCCCGTCCCTCCGCTTCACCCCGCCTTGCGGTAGGCAGAACACATTATCAGCCGTTTCGAGGGCGTTATAATATTGCTGCAAATCAATGCGCGACCGCAGCAATGGATCTATTTCTCCGCTCGAAAAATTTGTCTGTATTCTAACGACCCGGCTCACGAAAGCCTCGTGCTTATCAAATCAAAATCTTCAATAGTTTGTGGCGGCTTTGCCCCGCCGTCAATTTGACAGCACACGCGGAACATACCACCGCGCATGTTCTCGCTCGGATTTCCGCAGGCCTGCAGCTGGTAATATTGTGCCTTGCTAATTTGATCAGTGACGGTTTCAGCGATGTGCCACGCCATCCAGTATTTTAAAAGCTGCACAAAATAAGAGGGCATCACTCCCTCGGAGACGTTAGCCTGGTAGTCAACATGGACTTCGGTAAAATTTGTAAGCACGTTGCGCTCGTAAATTTCCCAACCATCAGCCACAGGCCGAGAGCCCGCCGCGCTGCTTGTGAAAAGCGCAACCACACCTGATCCGATATTATCCGCTGGCAACGCATATGCGTGCTCCCATTCACTGGCGGGTGCGTCAGATAAACGTGCGAGCTGAACCTTCTTCTGCGAAAAGCCCCAGGGGTACATAACTGTTAATGTGGATTTAATGTCGTCGTAGAGCCGGTCGCAAATCTGTGCCGCGTCCGAACCTTCTGAAAATGAAGAGAGGGGGCTTGCCCCCAGCATTATTAGCGCATCGCTGCATATTGATAGCTTGGTGTCGCCGGTGGCCATTAGCCCCCCCAAAAAAAGAGTGCGGGGAGCCCGAGAGCCCCCCGCGAAAATGCTAGTCGGAGTCGCTCACGGCCCCGATGGTTGTGCCGTCCGACACATCGACAACGCCAGAAGCGTTACTAACGACAATGTGCATCGTAACTGTTCTGGTTCCGCCCGTAGCGCCGTGGACAATTATCATATCTCCAACATCTACCTCGTCGGACACATCATTGAAGTACCCCGCCGCATCGATGGCGGTGTGAGCATCCGTGCTCGTATAGATGAAGAGTTGAGGTAAAGAGCCACGCGTTGATTGCCCGCCATAGCTCCCAAATCCTGATCTTGCAAAAGCCATATCTAAGCCTCTCTGCAGGTTAATTTGACAATGCCGCCGGACGAACCATCGTCGATGGCAATCGCACCCGCGCTAAACATTGAACTGACCAAGAAGGACGTTTTTTCTGGAATATAGTTCACCTCGCTCTTCTGGTTCATGCTCACGCCCATTCCTAACGCAGATTTATGAAACGCATAGCAACTGCGATCATTAGAGCCGTCTTTAGTAAGGCCGCCCTCATCTCGGTCGCCAATAACCACAATCTGCATTCCCAAAAACTTCGAGATCGTTCCGTCGACTAGAGCTTTGACCTCGTTGAACTCGGAGCTTTGCGTTTCAGTCTGCCCGATTAAAGCCGACAGGTTGTTCGCGTGGATCAAAAGACATCGATCTTGCGGTGGCACGTTGTTCGCATCCAAGGACTTTTTAGCGGCCCTTATCTTGCCAACATTTAGATCCGCCGCCGAGCCACTGGACCCATCGTTTTGAACCGTGTTTGCCACGGCGATAGACGTTGCAGCATCCAGCGCATCGATGGCTACTTGATCCATGCGTCGTCCGATGGCATTGCCAACGGCTTCGACCAACTCGCGACGATCATCGAAATTCACGTGTGATTGCTCGAAAATATCCGAATATTCGGCTGCGATAAAATCGGTCATGGTTGCCGTCGCTTGGCTGTAGGTCAGCGACATGGGGGTTACATCGGCCTTGGGTGTGCGAACCGTTGCAACGCCCTTAGTTAATTTTGGAAATTTTACGGTATTTCCGCTGACCGCCGACTTTTCACGGATTAGACCGGCAAGCGCCCGCGAGGCCTGGTAAGCCTGCTTCACTTCTTGGTCGAAAATCGTTGTGAAAGCCGGGGAGATGGTAGCTGTCATTTTCAATAACTCCGCAGTTTCATTGGATTAAATTAAAATCTGCGGTTGTCCATACGGGCCGCCAAAGACGGTTGATCGGCCAGACGGTTATCGATCAAAATTACAGCTACCAGAAGGATCGTTTGATGTCAAGACGGTACTTGTTCCCCGTGCATCGCATAAACCATTTTTTCGACGCGGTTTGTGAAAGCCGGATCACTGCCATAGCGCTCGTCAGACATCATTGATTGTATGTCTGCTAGCGTGGTCGGCTCGGCATCGGTTTGGATTTCTTGCGAACTTGGGATTGTCGGCTCGTTATAAGCTCGGCGGATCTTGTTTAGGGCAGAAACAAATGCCGCAGACTTTGACGCCTCGCCAACGGCCTCGACCTCGCTGTCACTCAAAACGCCGCTACTTGCAAACTTACCAACCCAGGCCTCCACAGATTTTATTGTGCTATCGGCGTTGCGCCCGAGCTTGTTCATTTCGACAGCGCGGTCGGTTTCGATTTGCTCGGACTGTGCCTGCTGAAGCTCAACGTACCATTTTGTCAGTGTATCAAATTGGCCCTGGCTTAATTGTTCCGACTTGGCCAAATCCAGAAACTCAGACAACGCCGGGTCTTCCTGATCCAGGCTTTCAAGGGCTCCCATATCATATTCCTTGGGAACTTTATGACTGCCTTCAGCCATTTTTTTACGCAAGTCTTTATAGCTTCGACCCAATTTTTCAACATCTGTTTCACCTTTCTCCTCATTCCAGAACTGTTCCTCGAGCCATTCCGGCCTTTCAACCTTTTGCTCCTCGACCGGCTCGTCAACCGTGACCTCGTTCTGATCTACCAAGTGAGCCGGCGTTTCTTCCTTGGCGGCCTCTGGCTCGGTGCTAATGTTGATTAAGCTATCGCTTGTCTGTTCAGCCGGCTCTTCTACTGCCGCAGCTACTTCGCTCATAGTTTTCTCGCTCTCTTAATTCTTCGTTCAATTTCTCGGACAAGGCTATTTTGGCCTTCCCTTGCAAACCCGTGGCTTGCGTCTTCGCCCGGATACCAGGTCGGCTGCTCAATGGTTTGCATTCGCAAATGCCGAAGGACTTTTTGACCGGCCTCGCTTGCGAACGCCCGCAAATACATTTTATCGAGTTCATCTATTTCCTCGTAGCTCGGCTCATCGAGCCCATTAGCTTTAGCGTTCATTTCTTCTTGAATCCGCGTTTCATCGCCGCATAGGATTTTTTGCTGATTGTGCTTTTACTTTTCGGCCTTGATGTGCCTGCCTTCCGGCGGGCGTTGATATTTGCGTACAATCCTTTTTTACCGGGCATGATTAACCTTTCGATTTGTTTCGGTTGGATATTGCGCGGCCCTTACTGACCGCATCGGATTTGCTGCTTGCGCCCCAAGCGCGAAGGCTCAGAAGCAGTCTTGTAGGGCGTCCCTTGCTATCGCGCTCTGGCCCTTTCATCTTACCCATGCGTTGCAGGAAACTTGCCCGCCTCGGGTTATCGCCAGACTTGACAGGCGCTTTGAGCGTCCCGCCGGTTTGGCGCTTGTAGCTTGCGCGTCCTTTGGCGTTGAGCCCGCCCTTTGGATTTTGGCCAGCCTTACGCTGCCATGCCGGGCTCTTCGCCACCTTCACCCTCCTGGGCCATCGCTTGCTCGGCCATCTGCTGCATCTGAGCCGCCATCATCTCGCGCTCTTCTGCCGAGTTCAAAATACTCGCGGGTATCCCAAGGCGATCAGCAACAAAATCAAGTGTTCTTTCCTGGTTCAGAGCCATTGCGCCAGCTGGCCCCATTTGCGCGGCGAGTTGCATGTACTGCATCACGGCTTGTAACTCTTCGCTGTTTTGGGCGCGGGCCAACGGAGACACGGGAACTATTTTGACCTCTTGGCCATTAATCCGCAGCGGCATGTCGATCAAATTTTGTTGATCCATCACAAACAAGATCCGCGACACGATGGGCAGCATTGCCTCTGTGATTAACCGCCCAAATGCTGCGCCCATATTTTGGGCAAGCTCGGACATGCGGGCTGAAACTTCCAGGGCGCTGCGGGCAGACATATTATCCGGCGGCAATGTGTCGTCTAACAGCATCCTTTTAATGGCGACTTGCAAATCATTGATTACCAGCTGCGCTACATTAAAATCACCACCTCGCTGCAGTGGTCGCAGACTCTCGCCCTGCGGCCCGCCGTTTCGGGCGACCGGGATGATCGAGCCTGGCTGAATGCGAACAGTCTGCGGATTAAGTACGCCGTCATCCGCTGCGGTGTAGACGCCACTAATTGCAAGGCTCGCATTTTGCAGTAGCAGGCGTTTGGTGGCTGAAAGAGTTTTGATATCAGGTAATGCACTGATTAGAGGACCGCGTCCCAGACTCTCGCCGGCGCACACCATGTACCTGGAAATTATCCACGGGCTGCTCGTCGTCTCGCGATATACAAGTTCATGTTCTTCCTCGCGATGTATGAGGTGATAACAGTAGAAATTGCCTTCGGCCATGTACACAGTTGCTTCGAGCAACTCGATCTCTTCTGTGGGTGTGTCCTCGACAATCTCTTTCAGCTTGTCGCTTAGTTTTGCGTCTGGCCATTGTTGCTCAATGGCTTCCGCCTTGATGCGCAGACGACGGTACACATTATCAATTTTGCCGTTTGCGCCCGCTTCCAGCGCAACTAAGAACTGTGGCACTGCCTCAAACCGCACAGGCGTATCAGCATCGCCTGGCTGGATCAGCATTACGGCTGTACCGACGCACAGATCCAACAGGAACTCGCTCATCGCGAGATCAAAATTGCTCTGACGAATTGTTGCAAAAAGTTTCTCGTTGTAAAGATCCAGCGCAAGTTGCAACTCGTCTTGTTGCTCTGGCGGTATATCGTTGCCAGGGGTCAGCCGGCACCATGTTCGATAAGGGGGAAATAGCGTGGATTGGATGCGATTGGCAAAGCGCTGCGTCGAATGTATGGCGGTTGAGTCGTAGACGCGTTCCATTTTCTTCGATCCGACAGAGCGCCCTTCATAATACCCGTCATACAGATTTCGTTGAGGCAGGGCGAACTCATAACAGTCTTCGTAAATTTCGCGCCACAGATCCTTACGCGCTTCCGCTTTCTCGGCGCGGGCGATTACGTCTTTTGGCTTGAGATGCATTAAGCGCCCAGCGTATTTTTTAAAGTGTCAATGCCGGCCTGTGCATTATCGCGATCAGCATTAAGCAATAGGCGCAGGCCTCCGGTCCTTCTAGCCCGACCACTAGATGCCAGTTTGCGTTGTGATCTATTCTCTTGGGCTTCTGCGCGTTGCTCCTGCTTTTCGATACGAGCCTCTTGGCGGCGTTGTGCTGCCGCGACAGCCGGATCCGGCCCCGGCATCTCTGCGCCCATCATGCCGCCCATTAATCACTCCTATTATAAATCCGAGACATGA